ACAGGGTCAACCACCGCAACCGCGCGCCGGGGGTGCGGTGATGGTCCAGACCGCCATCATAAACCGACACTTCAACTTTGGGAACGACCCCACGACGGGCATTCCCGACGTGTTGATCTTCGACTCGGTCATCAGTGAGAAGCACCAGTTCTCGATCGAGATCACAAAGAACCCCGTCGAGACAGGCGTGAGCATGACGGACCACGCCTACGTCAACCAGGTGCCGCTGACGCTTGAGGTGGCGGTTTCCGATACGCCGTTCATGGTCGAGGACCAGAGCAGAAGCATGGTCCCCTTCAACCCCAACGCTACGTACTTCACGGGGCCGAATGTCCGCCGCACCGTCAATGCCTGGCAGGCCATTCTCGACAAGGCCGAAAGCTTCGCGGTCTTCGACGTTCAGACGGGGTTGAAGCTCTATCAGAACATGATGTTTAAGGAAGGGTCGGCCGAGCAGAACGTTGACTCTTCGGGCGTGCTGTGGGTGACGATCCAAGTAGTTCCGGTCATCTTCGCCCAGACCGCTACTGTGGTCTATCCGCAGCGCGGGCCGAAGAAGACCAAGCGGCAGGCGGCGGCCCCGGTCGACGGGGGCAAGAAGGACGCGCCGGATCCCACTTCAGCACAGAAGAGGCCTCCGTCGGAGCTGTGGAAGTTGAAGGTTGGGGCATAGATATGCAAGTCATCCCCTTCACCGCCGACCCCTGGCAGACCTTCTCTTGTAGCCTGAACGGCGTCGAGTACGGCTTCCGCGCCAGCTACAACGACCGAAACGGCGTGTGGTACTTCGATCTGTCACTGAAAGTGACTGAGGAGGTGTTGGTCGCGGGGATTCCGATCCTCCTGGGGTGCGACCTGCTGGAGCCGTTCGGATTGGGCATCGGGGCGATGTTCGCCACTGACCTGTCGGCGTCGGCCGCGCCTGCGCTGGTGACGTTGACGGCGACTCAGGCGGCAATTGCGGGTGTAGACGCGACAACCGTACAGCCCGCACTGCAGATGACGGACGCCGGCCCGGACGACCTGGGAACGCGCGTGATTGTGGTATTCGTGGCGCCGGGGGAGGTGGTCACGTGACAACCGCCACTACGACCCAATGGGGACCAAACCTCTACGTCTCGGGCAACACCGGCCCGAAGATGGGTCGCGTCCTGCAACTGTTGGTGGGCCACGACGGCGACGGCAACGTCAGGTATGACAACGGCCTTCTGATTTCCAACGTCCAGCCCGACGGCTCCCCGGGGCTGCGCATGACGTTCGAGATAACGAAGACCATCTACCGCACGCCCAACCAGGCGCTCATCAAGATATACGGTCTCAGCCAAGAGCACGAGAAGACGATTGGCCGCGAATACAACGACGTCATCTTGCAGGGCGGATATCAGGGACAGGTGCGGGTGTTCTTTCGCGGCAACATTCGCTTTACCCACTTCTACGGCGAGGCCGGCGTAGACCGCATCGCTGAGATCAACGCGGGCGACGGTGACAAGGACTTCCGCAACGCCCTGGTGAACTTCACGCTTGAGGCCGGTCACACCGACGGCGATGTGATCCACCGGCTCTTTACCAGTATGCGCGCCACCACTGAGGGGCGTATCGCGGGCAAGAACCTCAAGACACGCTTCGCGCGTGGGCGTACGTACTCGGGGCTTGTCCGGGATGTCATGGACCAGGCGGCCCGCAACAGTGATGCACACTGGTCGATCCAGAACGGCGCGATGATCATGGTCCCAGTCGACAGCGTGCTGCCCGGCGAGGCCATCGTAGTGTCGAGCGAGACGGGTCTTCTGGGCACGCCCGAGGTCAACAACAAGGGCATCAAGATCAGAACGCTGCTGGACCCGCGAATTGTACCCGCCCGCAAGCTGTGGCTACAAAACAACGAGATCAAGCAGAAGCACTTGGCGAAAGCCATCGAAGGCCAGAAGCACAAGTTGCACGGCCCACAGAAGCCTGTTCGCACTGACCCCGACGGGGTGTATAAGACATACGCGGTCAAGATGGCGGGCGATACACGCGGGCCGAACTGGGAGTGCGAGAGCATGTGCGTGGCGCTCGACTCTCCGATACCATCCATCAAGGGGCTGCCGATTTCTTCAACTCCAGACGACGACGTGCTCCTATGAAAACAGAGCGTCTTGCGTACTACAAGAGTCTTGCCCGCCTGGGCAACAAGTCTGCGCAGCGGGTGGTCGATGCGTTTGACCCAGACCAGCCACGGGACACTGACGGTAAGTGGGGCAGCGGCGGAGTCAATGCACACAATGGCGGGACGATCGGACAGACACGAAGCGGCAAGGCAGTGGTGGCGCCAGAGCGCGATGAACATTTGCCGGCAGACCTGGTCGAGCGTGGAAAACAGCATGCCACCATCCATTCGACCGGGTACACGAGGGCGGACCATTACGACGCGCACCGAATGCTATTGGAGGCTGCAAAGACAGCGCGGGCACATGGGGATGAGACGCGCGCATACCATCTAGGCTCGGCCGCGAGCGGGCACAAGGAGATTGCTCGCAACTGGAAACAGCCAGCAAGCGGAGGGGCGAATTGAGAACCGACGACCTCACCACCCAGCTCCAAGAAATCGACGCCGCGTGCGATGACGAAGACGCCGCGCTGAACGCTGCTCTGGATGCTCTCCGCTCCGACCTGCACACACACATACCCGGCATCATCGACAGCTACAACCAGAGTGCGCAGACTGTGACGGTGTATCCGGCGATCATGCGGGTCTTCCGCGACAAGGGGCCGGTGGCGCTGCCGAAGCTTGTGGACGTGCCGGTCGGGTTCCCGGGGGGTGGTGACTTCGCCCTGACGTTCCCGGTGAAGCGCGGAGATGAGTGCCTGCTGCACTTTTCCGAGAAGTGCCTAGACTCATGGTGGAAGCGCGGGGGTGTGCAGCCTCCTGCCTGCTACCGCACGCACGACCTGTCGGACGCCTTTGCCGAGCTGGGGTATCGCAGCAAGCCGCGCGCAATCTCCGACGCCAGCACGACGGCGGTGGAATTGCGGTCCCTCAGCAACGCCAGTAAGGTCTGCATCGACAACGGTGGCAACGTCACCGTCAACGCCACCGGAGCGGTAAAGGTTGCTGCAAGTGGAAACGCAAACATCATCGGGGGGATGGTCTGCCTCAACACGTCCGCCGCACTGCCACCCGTACCGGCTTTGCCAGACCTTGTCAAAAAGACTTTGCCGTTTACGGTCCCCGCGGGGGGGGCGGCAAACGGCGTCGTGCTCGCCAGCGACTTTTGCGCCTTCACCGGGATGCCCCACGGGGCGCACGGCTGCGGTTCTTCAACTGTGGTGGCTGGAAAATGAGTTTCATCTGTCGCCGCCTCAGCGTTGACCCCACGGATGGCCACCGAGACATCACGGGCGGGCATGGCAGGGCCAACTTTTTGACGGGTGACGACGCCATTCAGCAGACGCTTGACTGCACCCTGAAATTCTTGCAAGGCGAGTGGTTTCTGAACGCGTCGGAGGGCATCCCGTACATGCCGAATGCGAACGCCACCGACCGGCCCATCATGGGGAGGTTCCCCGCCGACACGGCATACGCGGAGGCGGTCTTCAAGGCGGCCATCCTGTCGAGTCCTGGGATCAACAGCATCACCACGTTCTCGCTTTCGTTCGACCACACGACGCGCGCGCTTGTCTGCCAGGCCCGCGGCGTGACCATGAATGGCGGCCCCTGGGCCGTAGGGAGTCCAACCCAATGAGTCTTTTCCAAGCTGCCATCACGCCCACGGGATACACCCGGGTTTCACAGGCCAACATCATCGCGACGCAGAACGCGCTTTACCTGACTGCCTATGGGGCCGACGCAGACCTGGACCCGCGGTCGCCAGAAGGCCAGATCATCGGCGGAAGTTCTGAAATGTACAGTGATCTAGAAGGTGGGGTAGCCGACTTGTACAACGGGCTGGCGAATCCGAATGGCGCTACCGGGCAGTTCCTGTCGAACATCTTGCTGCTGGCCGGTCTTCGTCGTCAGCAAGGGATGGCGTCCTACGTGCCGGTCACGTTCGCCGGCACTCCCAGCACCTCCATACCGGCGAATACGCTGCTGCAGAGCACGCTCGCGGACGGTCGCACCGCCACCTGGTCGAGCGTCTACACGCTGAATCCAAGTACCGGCGCCCACACGCCGGGCGGCACCATCGCAGGCGGCGGCTCAAGTAGCAACGTCTGGGCAGTCTGTACGGTCGTTGGCCCCACGACGTGCCCTGCCGGTACGCCCATGGCAATCCTCAGCACTACCACTGGGCTAGACTCAGTGG